GGGAATCATCTTCTTCCTTTGGCCCTTCTACTTTGAGGCCGAAGGTCTGGAGCTGTTCGGGGTATTCCTTCTCACCATCGCAGCTGGTCTGCGACCACCTCTAGCAGTCTTTCGCATGTACGAAAAGTCAAAACATAACAAGGAGTAACAATGCAATTTACGGCCACCGTCAAGGACGAGACACTATATCTCTCCTGGGGTGGCCGTTCACCTTCCACGGAAAGAGACCTCCACCAACTAGGGGGACACTGGGAGGACTTCAACACTTACCGCTTTGGCTTTGACGAGATAACGGTAAAGAACGTCCTCAAGTACGCGAAGGTAAACGGTCAACTCAAATACTCAAAAGGCTCTTTGGACGCAATTAAGGCTCTGGCTAAGCGCTCCCGAGAGGCCGAAAGGCTAACCAAAGGCGACGCAGACGCAGAAGTCTCTCCTCTGCTAAAGAAGTATGCCCCCCGAACCGCTAAGGCTCTGAGACCTTACCAGAGGGCCGGAATCAAGTTCCTGGCAACCAATGACAGCTCTCTTTTGGCTGACGACCCCGGAACTGGCAAGACCTTGCAGACTATCGGCTCACTAATCTCGGCAGGAGTAACCGGAGACATCCTTGTTCTCGCTCCTACTGTGGCAGCGAACATCTCCTGGCCTGAGGAAATGCGTCAATGGGCCCCTAAGGACGAAGCTATTGTGGTGGCTGGTAACAAGAAGAAGCGCAAAGAGGCTCTGGCTAAGCTGCGTAAGAGGTCAACCGCTCCGAGGCGTTGGGTGTTCTGCAATACCGAGATGGTTAGAACTTCGTATGTCGAAAAATATATTGACGACGAGGGACGAGTCCATCAGGCGAAGTATGACCATAAGTACCCTGAGCTATTCTTCCTTACAGACGAGCAGAAGGCTCCCCGAGAGTGGGACGCAATTGTTGTTGACGAGGCTCACAACTCACTGATTACAGACAAGTCTCAGGCTTATAAGCAGACTTTAACCCGTAGAGGGTTCTCTAAGCTCTCTACGAAGCCTGGCGGCAAGCGGATTGCTATCTCAGGTACTCCATTCAGAGGTAAGCCGCAGAACCTCTGGGGAATCTTGAACTGGCTGTTCCCTGACGTGTATAAGTCTTATTGGAAATGGGCCGAACGATGGTTTGACATCCAAAAGGGCTACTTCGGAGGCGTAGAGGATATGTCTCTGCAAGAAACCTCCAAGAAGGCTTTCTACAAGTCGATTCAGCCGATTATGATTCGGCGTACTAAGGCCGAGGTTGCCCCAGATCTGCCGCCGAAGATGTACGCTGGCTCTCTGCCTCCGGGTATTAGCTATGACCACCCTTCTCAGAGGGACGGCCTGGTTGGTCACTGGTTAGAGATGGACTCTAAGCAGAAGAGAGCTTATGCCGAGATGGAGGAGTACGCGACAGCCGCGCTGGATAACGGCACACTTGTCGCCAACGGTGTGCTGGCAGAGCTTACTCGTCTTAAGCAGTTTGCGACCTCTTACGGGCAGCTGGACATGAAGGTTGACTCTGAGGGCTTCAAAGTGCCGACGTTTAAGCCTTCTTTGCCTTCTAACAAGCTGGACTGGCTATTGGAGTTCTTAGGAGAGCTCGGTATCGACGGCAAATACCATAAGGACACTCGCAAGATTGTCGTGGCTTCGCAGTTCACCTCAATCATTGACACCTTCGCAAAGGAGATTGAGCGCAAGCTCAAAGGCACGAAGGTACTCAAGATTACCGGCAAGGTAAATATGTCCGAGAGACAAGACGCTGTGGACAAGTTCCAGCATGACGATGCTTACCCAATTCTCATGCTGAATACCAAGGCTGGTGGTGTGGCTTTGACACTTGACCGAGCGGATGATATTGTCATTCTCGACGAGACTTTCATCCCTGACGACCAGACTCAGGTGGAAGATCGTATTCACCGTGTCTCGCGTATGCACAATGTGACTGTTCACTACGTGCGGAGCATTGGCACGGTGGAGGAGAAAATCGCAAAGAAAACAATTGACCGTGACAACCTCCAAAAGCAGCTCCTAGATGGAGCTCGCGGAGTGAGTTACGCCAGAAAATTACTGGGAGAGTAAATGTTCCAACACATGCCCTACGACGAGGCGCACCAGTTCCTACTTATCGCGGGGAAACTATACGCGGACGAGGACTGGGACCGAGAGGAGCACCTGGCTCTGTGGAAAGAGTTTAACCCGCCGAAGAACAAGGCCGAACACAAGGTTCTCAGTCAGACCTGTATGGGACATCGAGTTCCAGAAGAGTGGATTAAGGAGGCCCGCGAATGGAAGGAGTAGTCCTTAGAACTTCTGAGCGTAAACAGTTCAAAGAGTGCCAGTGGAAGTGGGAGCGGAACTATATTGACCGCTTGCAACCTAAGCACGACTCAGGGACAGCTCTTTGGTTCGGCACGGGTATCCACCTAGCGCTAGAGAAGTACTACGTGCCAGGGACCGAGCGAGGAGAAGACCCTGTGGCGACCTGGGAGCGCTACGTTAGCGAGACCAGAGGCGACACTAACTACGTCAACACTTACCATAATGGAGATTCCACCTTCGCAGTCGAAGCCTTGGAGCTAGGTTCTGCTATGCTGCGGACCTACGTTGAGCACTACGGCAGCGAAGAGTGGATGGAGGTTATCGCTACAGAGTACGACTTCCAGATAGGAATTAAGTACGACAACTACACCCATTCGGGGGTAGAGAAAGATAAAGCCGCTTACGTCGGAACGATGGACTTGGTTTACCGTGACCTAAGAGACAACAAGATCTACGTCATGGACCATAAAACCGCTCGTGCGTTAGGTAGCTCTAACACGCAGTACCTCCCTCTGGATGATCAGGCTGGCGCTTACTACGCGGTAGCAGTGTCCGCTCTGCGCCGAAAAGGGCTTATCGGGAAGAATGAGCGGGTCTCCGGCATTGTCTACAACTACCTAGTGAAGTCATTGCCTGATACTCGGCCAGTCAATCCTGAGGGCCTGGCTACCAACAAGCCGAAGAAGGAGCACTACTTAGAAGCTCTCAAGAAGGCCGACGTGCCTACGACAGTAACCGCCTACTCTAATCCGATTAAGAAGGAGGTGGTCGATGCGCTCAATGCCGCAGGTGTAGAGTTTGAACTGAGCACTCCGATTTCTGACCTAAAACTTCTAGCTGACCAACGCGGCGTAGAGGTTAAGGGTAAGGCAAAAGAGCGAGCTATGACTATTCCTGAGTTGGAAGAAGCCGCTGTAAAAGCGGGTATTACCGTCTACGGTGAAGTGTCTAGCTCGCAGCCTCAAAAGCGGTTTGACCGTGTGGTTGTGCGCAAGAACCCGAAGCAGCAGAACCGTCAAATTCGCCGTATGAGTGAAGATTTGACAGCGATGTCTCTGGTGCGTAATAATCTTCTTGCGGCTACGAAAAACCCAACTCGCGATTGTACGTTCTGTCCCTTCCAGGAGCTCTGTGAGATAGACGAGCAGAACGAGGATTACTCTGATATGGTTGAACAGCTCTACACGACCTGGGAGCCATACGCTACACACGAGGAGGCGCTCAATGCGGCTAAGCATTAACGGGCTAGAAGCACCACACATCGTCCCAGCTAACGACGGAAAACTTGAGGCATACGCAATCCTGTCCTTCCCGGACGGAGAGCGAGGAGACATTCTGGTGTCTCTGATGAACAAGCAAGGCCAATCTCACGACGACATCGGCAAGGTAAAAGCCATTGTCAAAGCCATAAAGGAAGCCGGACTTGACATCGTTCCAAACAACGAGCTAATGTTCTCTACGTTGACTCCTCAGGAAGCAGCGATAGGGGAGCACGAAATCAAAGTAATTGAAAGGAAGCCAGCCAATGGCTAGTATTCTAGATACCGCACAGCCGGTAAGCGAAGTCTCAAACTCCGTCAACATGCTTTTGTATGGAGACTCCGGAGTAGGCAAGACTGTCTTCGCTGGCTCAGGTCGAGAGAGAGGAAAGAACGACCTCATTATCGACATTGAGGGTGGGACTCTTTCGGCAGCACGCAGCAAGTCTAAGGCCAACGTCCTACCCGCTTACGATTATGACTCCTTCCTGGACATCGTAGAGGCTGTCGAGGAAGACCCTGACCGCTTCGAGTGGGTAATCGTAGACTCTCTAACGAAGCTGCAAGACATCATCTGGAACAAGATTCTAGACGAGGCTGTGGCAAAGAACCCGTCCCGCTCTCCTTATAAGCGAGAGCTGCAAGAGTACGGTGAAGCTCAGGCACGACTCAAGGGCCTGGTGGAGCGTCTCAAGAACTCCGACGCTAACATTCTCTTCATCTCTCTGGCAGACACCGAAGTTGACGAAGACGGCAACAACGTGCGCGTCCCAGCTATCCATGGTAGCCAGGGCAAGGTGCAGGCATGGGTGTCCGCGCAAATGGACGTTGTGGCTTACCTTCGGGTACTCTCTAATGAGGGAGGCTCCTTCCGAGCTATCCACTTCAATAAGACTCCGGAGTACTATGCGAAGGACCGTCTTCGACTTTATTCGTCAAAGGGAGTTAAGAATTTGACTCTGGAAGCATTTACTAATAAGATTCTTTCTCAGGCAGAAGCCGAAGAAACCGAAACCAAGAAAGAGAGCAAGTAATGGGTTTTAAGATTAAAATGGCGGAGGTCTCCCAGGAGGAGCTAACCCAGATCCGCAACGACCGACCATCTGGCCGATACGAGGGCCCAACCCCTCCCCCAGGCGTGTACGGAGCAAAGATCTCTCGCGCATGGTTCGGTAAGACCAAGGCTGGCGACCCAGTGCTCAAGGTGTCCTTTGTCTTCGACAACGAAGGCGAGAACGAGGTGTACAACGGTGCGGAGACCATCAATAACTACGTAATCCCGACCGACCCTTCTTCTAGGGCTTTCGTTCCTCAGATTAACCAGCTGGACGCTTTCCTTATTGCTCTGTCTGACGGCAAGATGGGTGTGCGAGAGTTCCAGGAGGCAATGGCCAACGGTAAGAACGACATCGACCAATCCAAGCAGACTAAGATTGGTATCCCTGTAACCCAGATTGGTTCTGTCAAGATTACTGGCGAAAAGAAGGTCAATATCAAGACCAAGATTCGCGAGTACAACGGCAAGGACTACATCGACCTCCACTACATCTTGCGAGACGAGGCTGCAAACTCCAAGCCTAAGTCGAAACCGGAAGATGATTTCGACGACCTTGAGGACCCCTCTGACGACTTTGAAGACTCCACCAGCTCCTCTGACGAGGGAGACCTAGATGATTGGCTAGATTCTGATGATTAATATCCGCTTTTACACTAAGACTTATTCTCGCTGCGGCTCTTGCGACGCGATGAAGACCACTCTTGCTCACTGGGAAGAAGAGCACCCCGAAGCAGATTTGACCGTAGAGTTCCTCTCCGCAGAGGATAACATCGGTTACATTCACGACAATTACCCAAACGTCCAGGAAGCCCCTGTGGTTGAGATTACTCGTGGACGCAAGTTCAACGTAGTTTCCGGCAACAACCCTGACATTTTCGTTGATTACCTCAACGGACTTGACAGCGTATGGGACGAAGCGTAAGGTAGTTCCTGCCTCCAAATTTGCGAGTAGATGCCCGACCCGAGCACGTCGTTAAACTGCTCCACACCTAGCGGGCCTCATACGTTAGCTAGATCGCGTATGACCCCTAGGTAAATCCCGTGTAGCTCAGTGGAAGAGCGGCTGGTTTACATTCA